TCAAAATTGCGAGAAGGTCGCAGCCAACCCCTCATGCCGCGACCGGCAGGTCACCAGCGCGGCCCGGTCCCTGCCCCAGAGCACCTCGACCTCACGATCTGAGAGCGCCCGATCCGGCAGGATCACCGGCCTGTCGCACGGCACCAGCAGCGAGGGCGGGGCGTCAGCGGATGGCGTTGAGACGGCGCACCCTGCCAGCAGGGAGAGCGGCAGGAGCAGTAACAGGTTCCGCATTGGCGGCATCCTCCAATTCGCGTTGCAGTGCGGTCAGGGCGGCTTCTGCACGCAGACGGCTGGCCTCAGCCGCATCGGCCCTCGCGCGGGCTTCCTGAGCGGCTTGGGCGGCGGCTGCGGCCTCGCGAGCGATCAGGCTACCACGGACCCACCACGCGGAGCCTGCTCCGGCGCTGAAGGACAGCACAGCGATAGCAGCAGCGGCGTACAAGCGGCTCACGAACGAGCCTTGCGGATCAGCAGGTAGACCCCGGTTAGGGCTGCCAGCACCATCACAGCGGCGAGGGCATACTGCACTGGCCCCTCACCAGCAGCCAAACCGGCGAGGCCCGTGAGCATACCTCCGCCAGCGGCAAGTGTCTCCGGCTTCGTGAGGGATACGCTGAGCGGAGGCTTGGCAGCAGCGACTCCACGAGATGCCACGAAACCCCCGCGTGCCCACAGGCCTGCTTCAGCGGCACGCCGGTTTGCCAGCCCCTCCATGCGCTTGCCGTCGTTGTAGACCCATTTGGCCAGCTCGCCCGGAACCGCCTCATAGTCACCCTTGTTCAGCTTCTTGAGCAATGTGGACTTCGCGAAATTTCCCTCGCCAACATTGAACACGAAGCTTACCAGCGCACCGGCCTGATTATCGGTGAGCGGCACCGTCACGTGACGAGCAATGGCGTCCAGCGCTTCCTGCGCATCATGACGGAGCGCGGCATCTGCCTGGGCCTCCGTGATTGTCTGCCCCTTATAGACCCTCAAGAACGCATCCGAGGTATGGCCGTAACCGATAGTCCATGGCTGGCCGTCCTTGGATCCGGGGTCCGGATAGGCAGTCAGTTTCAAACCCTCCCACCGTTTCAGGTGGTGGAGCGTTTCTTCCGTAATTTCCATGATGACCTCTTACGGTTTGCGTTGCGGACCCGGATCCAGCCGGGTCACGATCTCGCGGATCAGGCGAATGTCGCTGGACTGCGCGGCGAGCGCTTGGCGCAACTCGTCCACGGCTTTGGTCAGGCTGGCCGCGCCCTGCTCCTGCACCGCAAGGCGATAGCGGATGTTCTCAAGGCTCCGGGCTTCTGCCTCTATGCTCTTGATCCGCTCGTCCAGACGGGCGCGTTCTGCCGTCGTCTCGACCTGACGACTGGCGTGAAGTTCTTCGTGGTCCTCTGTCCACGCATTGAACCGGCGATCCAGATCACTGACGCTCTGGGTGAAAGCGCCGTATCCGACCGCCCCAAGCGTGAGGGTAACGACCAGTCCAGCCAGAGAAATCCACGTGTTCCAGTTGGTCTTGTTCTCGAATGTCGGGCGATTTGGCATGAGCCCTCCCTGCGTTGGATCGTCCATACTCACTCCGGGGGTTTTATCGGCCGCCCATGCAGGGCTGACCCTTTGCCCGCTCGCGGCGGGAAACGGAAAAACCGCCCCCGAAGGAGCGGTCTGTCAGGCCTGATTGTCGTGGTGGTCAGCCGATGATCGCGCGGGCTTCGGCCCAAAGTTCCCGGGCTTCATTGTGGTTCGGCAACCCGACTTCGCCGCGATTGGTGTAGGCGTAGACCTTTGCCACAAAGTCGCGGGCATTCTCCGCCGGGATGGCCATCAGGCTGTCTTCAATGGCGATCCGGTCCTCGTTCGCCATCTGGAATTCCTCGTCCGTCATGTCCCGCGTGCTGAGCGCGGTGGTTGCCTCCTGCCAGCGGCGGAACCACTGCATCACCGGCGTGTCGTCCTGCCCCATCATGGACGGGGCTGCCTCCCCGGGCTCCGGGGCAAACACACCCTTCCAGATCGCGCCAGCCACCGGAGCAGCGATTGCCATGTTCAGAAGTGCGCGGCGGGTCGGTTCTTCCATCGTTACGGCGGTCATGCGATGCCCTCCGAAACCATCCGGTTGCAGCGGCGGCGAAGATGATCGAGGAAGAGCATCGCGCCTTCGCTGTGAAACGAGGGTTCAGCCTCAAGGCGGGCGATCATCTCAGCCAGAGACGCTGGCCCGAAGCTGTGGATGGTGCGCGTCATCTCTTCGATGTCTACCATTCCGGCAGGTGTGCGAGTAGATTTGGCCAAGGCCATGATCTGATCCTCCGTTGATCAGGTGATGGTTCAGGCCTCCGGTCGCGTGCCAGCGCTTCCGGGGGCCGCGACGATCAGTTGATGGGCTGCTCCAGCAACTCGGCGAGCTTCACCAGCCCCTTTGCCGTCACCAAGACGCGGGTGTAGACGCGTTCCTCGCCGACATCGTTGATCTTCATGAAGTCGTCATGCTCCAGATAGCCGGACTTCCGTTTGTCGTCGTAGGCGAGCCACGTCTTGCCGCCCGAGCGTTTGAAGATCCAGCGACGGGCCGACATGAACTTGAACAGGTAGTCGCGCCCGACACCCAAGGTCTTCGCGGCATCGCTGATGCACATCGACCCCTTCGCGCCCTCCAGCCGGTCGAGCTTCTTCAGCCGACCACCCTGTTCCTCGATGATCGCCTCCTTCTCGGCGACTTGGCCTTGCAGATGCTGGAACACCCCGAGCATCACCGCCGGGTCAGAGAAGTCGAGCATCGGGCGAGCGCTGCGAACGCCTTCCAACTCCTCCAGCCGCTTCACCACCTTGTAGCGCAGATCGGCGCGGTAGCCGGTGATCAGGGTGACCGTCAGGTCTTTCGGCAGTCGGTATTCCTTGCGCGGCTTCCCTTGGCCATCGAGGTATTCGGCCTCAAAATCAGCCGCCCCAAATTTGGGGGCGCCGATATCTCGAAGCATCTTCTCGATGTCACGCAAAATATGGTCGTGCCGCTTCTCGCAAAGCTCCGCGATCTCGCGGGACGACATGGCGATCTGCTGGCCTGCCGCCAGCCCCGCGACGGGGAAGTTGCCTTTCGGCGTGTTTTGCTCCATGTTCACCGGAACAGTCCTTTCTTGATGGGTTGGGACTTACAGGCCGGGATAGCGTTGGCGCGCTGCCCGGCCGCTTTCGTTTCACGATGCGCTCTCAAGCTGCACCCCCTTGATCCGCATGGCGACTTCAATGGCTGCGATGATTTCCGCGTTCATCGTGCGGTGGTGTTTCTTCGCCTCAGCCTTGATCGCGTCACGCCATCCATCCGGGAGGCGCATCATGAACTTGTCGCTTTCTCTGGTGGTCATGTTCTCCATTCCGTATATGCCACCGTGGCACAAGACATGTATGCCACGGTGGAAGCATGGTCGCAACAAAAATTGTATGCCACGGTGGCAGAAAATGAGAATCGGCAGATGTCTACGATACCCACAAACCGCGAAAGTGACCGCTTCATGCTCCGCCTCCCCGACGGGATGCGGGACCGGATCAAGGCCGCCGCTGAGGCCAACAGCCGCTCCATGAACGCTGAGATCGTCGCACGGCTGGATGCGTCATTCATCCCTCCTCCCGACAGGGTCACAGTTGAGGCGGGCGAGACCACCTACAGGTTCCCATCGTACGATGAGTTCATGGAAGTCGTGTCAAAGGCCGTGGAACAGGCGAACAAGGCCATGAAGGACGAGAAGTGACGCTTTGCCGCCGCCTGACACATCCTAACTTCTTAATCTTTGCCCTTGCCAGAATCGCCGGCATCACGGCACCGTGACGACGTTGGTTAATCGGGGGATTTGGGATGAGAGCGTTTGCGCTGGCGGCTGCGGCGTGCCTGACGGTGGGGCAGGCTGATGCGGCGATTGTGACGTACACGGCTGTGGCGACGAATGTCTCAGCAACCTACCTGCGTTATTTCTACGACGATCTTGGTAATTATCTCGGCAGTAGGACGGGCGATTCTCCAACAGTCGCGGATATGGACATATCCCTAGCATTCACCTCCGAACGGCTGGAGCCGGGGCAACCCTATGATCTGATATCAGCAACATATGACGGTATCCTTGTCGAACTAAACGGCATGCGCGCCAGTGCATTTGGCAATGTTCTAGGCGGCACCGTGATTTTCGAAGAAAACCTAAACTTAAGCTTCTGGGATATTAACTATTTAGACTTGAGGTACCCGAACAATATTATCGGTTATCGACAAGTTTACTCGTTTATGGATCGTCTTACTTTTTCGGATACCTTTAACGGGTTTGGTTATTTCTCTGATCTATACCCGCTTGCCAAGTATGGCGAGATTGTCAGCTATGAATTCGAATACCTAGAGGCAGCCGGTAAGGTTTGGGAAGTAACGTCCCCCGCCCCTGTTCCCCTGCCCGCTGCCGCCCCGCTCCTTTTGGCCGGGACAGCAGCCCTCATCGCTCTCCGCCGCCGTCAGAGGGTGGTCGTCGATAGGTGAGGCCACCACCGACCAGACCCATCACGATACCCTGAGACCTGTATCCCGCCCGAGAAATTTTCCAGCGGATATGCCTCCTTCACGACGCCATCAGCAATAGCCTCGTCCTCGTCAAATGCCTCCTGCTCAGTGGTACCAGCGGTACCTGAGCGGGCCTGACTCGTGAACGTCAGGGGCGACGGCCACGCGGCGCCGTCCCGCTTGACAATGGTAACAGTCTGTCCGGACAGTGTTGCTGTATAGGGGATTTGTGCACCCCCGTTTGAGATGCGGAAGCAGCACAGGGCTGTCGGGGCAGGACTGTAAATCGCGCCTCCGTTGGCTGGATTAGCAGTGATCGTAATGGTCATTCGGTCACTGCTAATACTCAGATTGGACCAGTAGGGGTGCTCGAAATCGGATAGGCCTGCGGCCTTCGCAATGCCTAACGCCATCACCGACGCTTGCTGCAACGCCCCCTTATCTATACCGGTTTGCGTGCTGTAAGCGGCACCAGTGTAGATATGGCGAGGATGAACGGAACCGCGCCCGTTCTGGGTGGTAAGCCCCACCAGTGGCGGCGTCATGGTGCCGCCCAGATCGTACATCGCCTGCGCCTGCCTCGTGCACTGCGGAACGCCGAATTGCGAGCGCACATAGTTCTGCGTTGCCAGACGATATCCCGGATTCAGAATGTCATCCAGTTTTCCAAGCTGACCGGGAAGCCCTCCTGCGCTGGTGACTTTGAGATAGCTTTGCGTGTCGTCCATCTCGTTGAACAGGCAAATGGACACGTCGCCGCCAGCAAGGTCCACTTTAGTGCAAATATCGTCCCACTCCGCCTGCACTCTGAAAATTTCGCTAGCTGGTCGCCCAGATTTTGCGACGGAGATGTAGCACCACCTGTATCCTCCGAACCGGGCGAGCTGGTTGATGGCAGCTCGCGCGCTAGCGCCGGATACCGCGCGGTTTTGCGCGGCATCTGTGGGTGTTCTGCTATTATCGCTGGCCCTCACAAAACCATAGCGGAGTGGACCGACGCCAGCGCCGCCGTTGCCGTTCAGGATATTGTTGATGCAGACAACCATCTGGTCGTCAGGGGCAGTCAGCGGCCAGCCCGGATTGTAAATGTTGCCCTTCTGATTGGGCCACAGGTCCACAGATATCGAAAGGCTCGACGGCCCGAGTGCCATGTATTTAAACCCGACAGCGCAGCGCCCGACGCTCCGCGCCACGATCTCCGGGTTGGCCGTCAACCGGACCTCCCGCCAGCACCAATGCTCCGTGGCAGGGATAGTGCGCGTCACGCTCCATGCGCCACCAGTGATCGTGCCTGCGCTTACCCAGCCGGTGACCGCCTCGCCTCCCGTACCGACAAGGCGGAACTCGACCGCCATCCCCTCCAAGGTGGCGTGAGCCGGACCAGAGAAGGTCACGGCGCGTTCCAGCGCCTCGATCTCGTCCCCACGTAGGCCGTAGACCCAGCCGTCCATAGACAGATTGGGCGCGCCGTCCCGGGTCGAAGGGTATGGGTCATGGTCCAATATGCCGGGCGCAATCCGATCCTGCGTGGTATACGTCCCGGACTGCTCGTGCAGCGCGCGCGTTGCGTATCCCGTTTTTGCCATGAGGGCGGCAAGCGCCGTTGATGTCGTGAGCTTGCTGCCCGCGAGACCTGCGGTCCTGGGCCAATAACGATAGAGGGGCATGTCAGGCTCCGATCTGGGGGACTTTGGAGAGTGCGGGCCAATGCGCACGGAACAGGCGGAGGCCCCACGTGTCTGACGGGTCGTTAGCGTCGTGAACTTCGGACCGGAATGGGTGCGACCATGGGAATTCAGCGCTAGGCCACGTGCCAAACTGCTGTCCAACTGCGGGCAGAGTTTTGATCGTGTAGTTGACGAGAGGTGCCCAAGTCGGGTTAGTAATGCCGAGCGCTTGGGTGCAAAGAAGGAAATCTGAGCCGGTCGCAAGGTTGCGATAACCGCCTCCGCTGTCCATGCTAAGCGTGTCCTGCGCGGTGTAGGTAGCAGATGTTTCCCTCCACCGAACCGACCAGTTGGGATCGCCCGCCACTACGTCGCGAGGATCATCCATCCAGACCTGATCTCCAACCACGAATGGGTTGGCGTTCTTCAGCGTTAGAGTCATCGGCTGGTTGAGGGTGTTGGTTCCTCCCGGAGCGATGATGGTGGCAGATTTCGTTCCGGCAGTGTTCCGCAGGATCAGGCCCCTAAAGGCATATTTATTGGTGGTGTTGGGAGACACGTTGTTGACGGTCACATTCAGACCACTGACCGCCGTGACGGTGCGGATGGCGCTGCTGTGTGGCATGCCGCTGGTGTTGTGCGGAGTCCGGTAGCGCGCGAGATTCGCAGGCGTCTCGGTGAAGAATTGCCCGAGAATGTTTCCGCCCATCAGCGGAGCTACGCCCTTTGCGCCCATCACAAAAGGAGTCAGGTCGCCGCCAGTGAAATGGCGGTAGAGATAGATCATGGGGAACTGGAAGGTCCAGATGCCGCCGTTCGGCCCCGTGACCGACCCGTCAACCTGCCGACCGAATGAGATGATGGCGCGTATGGCCGCCTTCTTCTGTGCCTCGGTTCCAGCATCGGTCCAGAGGAGGGGCAGGATCGCGGCCTGCACGCCAGCCATTTGCCGCCCATAGTTTTTGTTCAGGATGCCGGAGCCGAAGGGCATCATGTCGGCATAGCCGCCGCCAGTTCCGCCATCAGCCGCCTTGTAGTTACCACGCAGGGAGCCTTGGAATTTTTCGATCCGCGCGAGATATTGATCAAGATCAGCGGGCGGCGAGGTTCCTGCTGAGGCATAATTCGGCAGCGAGTCGTGGATCGCGTCGATATCAACGCCGATAAGCGCTGGGGTGGTGTTGCGGGCCACCGGGGGCGCGAACAGCTCACCTGCTGGCGCAGCACCATTCAGCACGGTGAGGGAGAAATATTCCTCCACCATGCCCGAATTTTGAGCAGTGACTATCGGCAGCAGAGACTTGGCGGCATTGAGCGTATCCCCCGCCGCCATGCTCAGGGGATACGTCACCAGTCGGCTTTCGGAGAACGTGACGTTGACCTGCGTGTCTTTTGTTAGCGCCCGCTGGTCGTAGCCGTGAAGCGGGGTTGTTAGGGCCGATTGCATTGGTGTCGGGTTGAGTGTCGCCCCGTGAATGATCCGCCCATACTCGTCCGCAGTGGTAGCCGGAGTGCGGCTGGAAACCGTCACAGACCCACCGGAGGGGAGGTAGATAATCGCCTGCCGCTGCGGATCATCGGTGTAGATGAGCTGCGCGCCGGGCGGCATTATGCCAGAGATCGTGACATCGCCCGACGAGCTGACTGCCGTGAACGGCTGCTCTGTGGACCCCGCCGCCGTCGTATGCTGGCCCGCCGAAATGCTGAGAGTGCGCACGGCGTAACCGGTTCTAGCCACGAGAGCCGCCAGGGCTGTCGATGTCGTCAGTTTGCTGCCCGCGAGTCCTGCGGCCCGGGGCCAATAGCGGTAGAGAGGCATCACAGACCCCCCGCAGACAGCTCGTTGAATTGCATCGCGCTTCGGTCAGAGGGCGCCTGAGAGGTATACGATTCCCATCGCACGCCGGTTTTCGTCCCCACCGGGTAGGTGCCGGTGTATGTCCCCGTTCCGACCTCCACGCCCCCAACCAGCAGGCTTATGGCTTTCGTCGAGCGGTTGATTGAGAGGCGCGCTGTGTGCTCCGCCATGACGTCGCCCATGCCCGGGACGGAATAGGTTATCAGCGTAGAAATGTTTCCGCCGATCCGCTCATGCACCCGTATTGCATCGCTTGCCCCCCCGGCGCTGGGTACGAAGAATGCCAGCTGGAGGTAGTTATCTACGTCGATCCCAAATGCGAGGAACCCGAGCGTTCCTGCTCTCCTCTCTGCCGCCTGTCCGGGCTGGTTTGCCCCCATCGCATAAGCGCTGGCCTCGATATACCCGCCTTGAGCGGGGAGTTCGTAGTTGTTCAGCTGCATGTTTCTGGCGGAGTTGTTTGAGAGCCCGCGTACTCTGCCCCCCGGGGTGATCCACATGCCAGTCGTCGTCAATGGCGCAGACCACACATGCGAGCTTTCCGAGACATGCCCTGCGAGATTGGCCCCGAGATTTGTCGAGAACGTGTCCACGAATTCTACCGCCGCTGGCGTGTCGAATTCGGCAGTAGCGCTCTCTCGCCAGATTCGATAAGCTGTGCTCGGCAGGTAGCCTGACGTTGAGTTCCCTTGGAACGACACAGAGTTCCCGAACGTCGTAAGCTCGGGCTGCGTCTCGTTGAAATCGCCTTCCGGGATCATCAGAATCTGTGTCACAGCTGGCGTCGGCGACGTGCCCGGTACGATTCGGGCGCTGTTCGGCGTGATGTTCGTGACAGACGGGGTATTGGGCTGGCCCGGCATGATCGGGATGGTCAGGACACCATCTGCCTCAGAAAACGCCCAATCGACTTGGGGCACCGTGTCCGACCATGCGCTATTAGCAACGGCAGGGGAACCGACGCCATTAGTCGCTGTAGATGCGCGGGAATACTGGTAATTCGCGGCAGGCGTGAACGTGAGGCCGGTTACCACATCCTCTGGCGTCCCTGACGGGGGCAGACGCCGCTGGATTTTATGCGTGGAGGTAGGGTTAGGATTGCCTCCGAAGGTCGCCGCCGGTACGGTGACAGGCACACCCGCTGTCAGCGCGGGCATCGCAGGGTTGGTGATGACATAGGGCGCGACATCCGTGCTTGCTGCCGCGACGGTAAAGCTCATCGTATCCGTCGCCGATCCTGCGCTATTCGTGACGGTGACCGACACGACGTAATCGCCGTCCTCGATGTCGTCTATGACCCGATTCCACGCCCCTGCGGGTGATGTGAACGGGGCTCCATTGCGGGTGATCGTCCACACCGGCGTCGGATCGGGAGTGCCGGTACGAGTCGCGGTAATCGTGACGCTGTCGCCCTGCGTGACCGCCCCGGCTGGCGTACGCGCGAGACTGACTGTCGGGGCGACCGCCGGGGGAGCGATGACAGCCGACCAGCCGTCGCCGTAAGACCAGACCTCGCCGGCGAGGCTGTATCCCCTCGTAGCGGGCCGATAGCGATACCCAACAGCAAACACACCATTCGCCGGGAGCGTTTCTATAGCCCCAGTGGTGCCAAGCTGTCGTTGCACGCCATGGCTGACCTCCGGCTCCGGGAAGCCGGTAAACGTAGCTGCGGTGGAGGTATACGGCTCTCCCGGCAGCAACGCGCCGGTCAGCGTCGCGGGTGTAGCCACGACAGGCTCGGCGTAGACCGTCGCAAATGGCTGAGCGTATACCGTGGTGCGGCCTCCATTGGCATCCGTGCCGATCTCGCGCCAGGTCACAACATCAGCCACCGTCTGCGCGATATAAGGACCGGACGTGATCCCGGTCGCCAGCCATGGGCCAGTACCATTCGCGCGACGGACATATTCGCCCTCGACATCAACGCCAGGCTCCCATTCGCCGGGCACGTGCTCGATAGACGAGCCGACGAGCACGATATTGCCGACGATCAGCTCGGGGGCCACCACCGGAACCACTTTAGTCTTTTTGCCGCCCACTAGGAATGGAAGAAAACGTGCCATTCTTGGCTCTCCTTATTCGTAGCTGTTGATGTCGATTAGCTGATTGCCCAGCCACATTTCCGGGGGTGCTAGACGAAAAAGGGCAGCGTCGGTTTCTGATCGCTGGCGAGCAGGTGCAGCCCTTCGAGGGCGAAAAATTTGCCGACATCACCGCCGTTCAGAAGGAACCCGACGTGGAAAGACGTGAGCGTTGCCGGGATGAACACCGGGCATGAGCTGACACCGACGGTCGTGCCGTAGGACGCCCCGATAGCATCCGCATCAGCGGCGGAGGCCGTGATATTGGCATGGGTCGGAGTCACATTGACCCAGTAGCAAGCCCGCGCATAAAACGCCGCCGCCGCCTCCCACCGCCCGACAAGCGCGACGACGGCCCGTCCGTCATTGATGGACTGCAAAATCTCCGTCGGCACCTGACGATAGATGACCTGCGCCCCGTCTCCCGCCGCGATCCGCGCCGACGCCTCCCCGGTATAAGCAGAGTTGGCCCCGCTCATTGTGGGAGCCACGCCAGTTGACGAGACGGAGAGACTGGCCGGTACAATACCGTTGCGCCACGGCGTCAGGCGACCCTGATAGATCGCGCCGCGCTCCTGTATGTATTGCTGCAACAGCGGCGCTGCCGGAGCATAGATATTGCGCGCAAACGCAATCTGGCTCGGCTGTGAGGCGAGCCGGAACCCCGGCCCATTGCCCCGGATATTGATGTCATGCACATCAACCGTGCCATTGCCGTTGACGATCAGATATTCGCAGGTGCTATTCAGGATATCGATCTGCGATCCGGCGATCCGGATCGGTCCTCCGGCGATATTGCTGGGCGCCGCCGCGTCGATCCGGGTCCGGAATACCTGAGGCGCATTGATCGCCTCGATCCAGCCGCCCTCCCAATTCAGCGCCATAAATGCAGCCGCGTCAGCGACATAGCCATTCGTAAACTGCTCCATGGAGCAATTCTCGAATCTCCACTTAGCCCCGTGCCGCAGCGTGTAGGCAGCAACAGCCGTGGTCGCGCCATGCACGTTGTAGTGCCGCGTGTTGCGGACCTGATTGTGATTGACGAGGCTCGCGTTGGAATTGGACCATGCCTCCATGACCCGGAACTCCTGGCTGCCGCCGAGCCGGTTGCCGGTCTGGCCGAACAGGCAGTCGTCGATCAGCAGATAGATCGGGCAGAACCGGAACAGCAGCAGGAAATTGCAGCTCGCGACCAGATTAACGAACCGGAATCCGCCCGAGTATTTGACCTGGCTCGCACTGTCGTAAAACCGGCAACCGGTCGCGGTGCAGTCGGCATGGAAATCCTCCAGCGTCACGGAGTATATCGGGGCGGACGTGGGGTCGGAAAAGATCGCGCCCCCTGCGACCGTGCAGACCAGCCCGCTCGTCCGCCACGTGGTGTTCCGCGCGCGGCCCCGGATGTGCATGTTTGATACCGGCTGGATGCCGGCGACGGCGTACATCCGCGCGCCCAGCTGGACTTTTCCCCGACTGATCGCCTTGGTCAGCCGCGCGCTGTCGTCCGTCGATCCATCGCCTGCCGCACCGAACGCATCGAGGTGATACCAGCCCTGCTGATCCGGCTGGACGCGCAACATCACGCCTCCGGCCGTGCTGACGTCCGGGTCGCTGCTCACCACCAGGTAGCCGACTATCGCCGCGACCGTCAGCCCCGCAGTCACTACGTCGCCGGGATCATAGGGATAGCTGTCAGACAGGGCCGCAAGCACCGAGGCGTAATGCGCACCGCTCACTAGTCGCCAGCGCGATCCGTCTGTCAGCTCGGTAGCGCCCCCGGAATCGCGGGCATAGGTCAGGATCATTCCGCCGAGCACGACGCGGGCGACGAGCACCTCCGCCGGGATGGCCGCTGCCATAAGGGCAGCCTTGCTGGAAAAATCATACCGCTGATCGTCGGCATGCGGGGAGCGGAGCCAGTGACCGGCATATGTCACCCCGCCACCATCCGTGAGTGCGACCAGTCGATCCGCGACGGCGAAATTCTCGCCATCCACACCCCCGGCCCCGGTCACGATCCACGCGTCTCCCGGCCGGATTGGAGAGCTGTCGGGGCGTGTCGTGGGGAAGGCTCCCGATGAGGCGTCCCACTCTCCGACGACCAGAACCCCGCTGGATAGCGAGTCGATATGCGTCTGAAGGATTTGATCTCGCGCCACGTAGTCCGTGAACATCTGCTGTAAGACAGCATTGATCGCGGCCTCGTGCATCGCCTGCGTCGTGTAAGCATTCGGAGGAACTCCCACAACTGGGAGGCTGTAGATGGGTGCCGGCATGAATTGATCCTCAGGAGGTGGTGGCGCTGATCGAGGGCGTCGAGAGGCTGGACGCAGCCCCGTAGAGGTCGATGGAGCGCGCCCAGAAGTAGAGCGTTTCGCCAGAGCCAAGACCGCTCACGATGGTTTCGACCACGGCATTCGGGGAGACGTAGCGAGGGCCGTCCACAAGCGTGGAGGCGCCCGGATCGTTGATGGATGAGCCGTAGACCTCGATGGCCCGGAAGTCGGGATGGTTCGGCGCGGTGAACTCGACCGAAATTTGTCCCGCCCCTCCGGTCGCTAAAACCGGCGTCGGCGCGGGAACGTCAGTTGCAGGTGGGTCTGCGACGATGCCAGTGATAGTGGCCCACATTGAGACCTGCCCCGCGAGGTTGACCGTGCGAACCCGGACCGAGTGGCTGGCGCCAAGGTCTGGCTCTGTCAGGATGCCGTAAGCGCGGTCGAAGATATCCTCCAAGTCGAAGGCGATGCTGCCCCCGGAGCGCCACGCCGTCTGGTCCGTCGACGTCCATTCCCACTCGTAGCGGGCGGCAAGAGCGCTCTCGACAGGATCGAACGAAAAGCGGATAACCGGAGCCCCGTTGATGGTTAGTGACGTTGCCGCCATGGCTGTTGGGGCGCTCACATCCGACGGCTGCGGGTTGTAACCTGACCCCGTCCCGATCTCGTATTCATATCCCGGCTCCCAGTAGTAGATCGATGCCGCCGTCTCCTTCAGAACGACAGGGCACCGCATCGCCACTCCGTCATCCCCCATCGGGTCGAGCGCGAGGTTGATGCTCTGCACCTCGTAGGTGCCGCTCATCGCGGCGTAGGGAGCCGGAGCCGTCAGCGGCAGCACAGACCCCGCGATTGCCCGGATTGCGGATGGCGGGAGCGTACAGCGTATCTGGCGCTGCATCCGCGCGCGAAGCCCCTCGATCCTCTGCACCCGCATTGCCTGCGTCGGGGATGTGATCCACGTCAGGTCCAACGACACGGGCTTATCGACCCCGCCATCTGCCTCCATCGCACCGGGAATCGGCCATTGCCCGAGGTCGGCGTCCTCATAACCTCTCTCTGCCGAGGTATAGGATGCCGAGATGGACGTGGGCAGATCGTTCCCTGCGGCCCAACGCTGGAAGTCGAGCCCGTCCTCCGCGAGAATGTCTGTCACCTCCGGGAGTGGATCGACCCACGCTCCGGGCGCAATGCCAAGCTTTCCGCCCGCCCGAATAAACCGTGCCGCGCCAGCCGCAGCCATTGGGGCAAGCTGGTCCTCAATCTCCGCATCGGTCCACACGAGGATGCCGCCGACGCTGTAACGGGCCTCATATCCGCCGCCAGAAAGAGGAACGTCTTCATCCGCGATGTTCGCCGCGGCTATGAAGTGATCCATGATCAGGTCGCGCTGGTGGAACTTCCGAACCGGGTTGTTCATCAGGGCGTCCAGAATGCAAAGCGCGTGGTTGTCGCTCCATCCCGTCGTGTTGGTGCGTGGATCCCATACCGGCGTCCAGTTGCCCTCCACCTCGATATTTGGCGGCGATGCTGGCCAACGGGTGGTAAGCCCCCTGCTCCGGCCAGCGTTCGCCCTGATCCAGATCACCGTCATTCCGCGCCATGCATCCGTTGCTTGGAAAAGCTCCGGCACCTCATCCAGTATCTGCTGCGGCGGCTGCGTCTGATCCCCGCGACCAATCCAGAACCGGACGAACTCTACAGGACCAGGCGACCCTTCCTCCCTGTCGTAGAGCGGAGCAGTCGTCGGGCGGGCCCCGCCTCCGGCGCCGAAGTTGTAGAGGTTGCCGGTCAGCGTCTGCTCCCGCTTGTCGACGAACACCTTGAACGGGCCTGCGCTCGGACGGCTATTGAGGATCAGGCAGCCGTAGAGGAAGTTTCCTTTGACCAGCCACGGCGCTGGCGTGCCGGGAACGCGGTAGGTGCCGTAGACGGCCCGATATTGCGGCGTCGTCGTCGGGCGGGCCAATTCGCGCTGGATGTCAGATGAGCGTGCCGACTTCCCGAGCAACGCTTGCGATGCCGTGGACAGCAGCAGCGAGGCCGAGAGGTTCGCGAGCGCGGTCCCGAACGCGGTACCCCATGTGGCGTAGGAGCCCGCTGCCGCGATGGCGGCGACGGCTAGTTGCGGCATGGGACACCCCAGGTCATCACGGCGGCATTGGCGGTCGCGAACCCGCCTTCGGTCTTTCCAGTCCACACCTGCGGAGAGACAGCTATCGCCAGAGAGAGCCCGTAACGCCCCTCGACGAGTCCGATATCCCCAGGCTCCGCCTCATCCTTGGCAGCGAGGCCGTGCTTGACCGCCTGCGCGTGGCAGAACGCGGCATAGTCTGGACCTTGGATGCGCAGCGCCTGCCGGGCCGTGCTGTACGCCCCACGATACCGACCCATCAGGTCGATGCCGTGGAGACGGAGGAACACGTCACAGGCTGAAGCGGTGCAGTCCGACACACCCCATTCCCACTTGCGGCCCATGACCTCCATCACGATCCGCATCACTGCCTCAGGTGTCAGTTTTCCGGCCAACGCTGCGTTTCCGTCCGTGCGAGAGCATTGATGACGTGCCTTCCCGCGGTGTCTCCGGGGTACTTCCGGCTCTGGTCTTCGGCGGTGTGGTAGATCGACGACACCGAGCGAGCGCCTGGCCCGGAGGCAAGGGTGATTTCGATGTAATGGGTGATCCCGGTATCGTCCGCCTCTATCGGGACGGCAGACGAGTCCATGTAGCCCTCGTGGAAGTTGATCGGCTCGCCGACGAGAACGTTTCCCTGCGGCTGCGTGACTGCTCCCCAGTAGAGCTTGCCTTCCCGGTTGCGGATCGGGTCGCTGATCCGGGCCATGATCTCATCCGACGACGAGGCAAGGCGCAACGTGGCCGTAGAGGCCGCCATGCCGAGCCCCTCCTCGCCTGACACGACAGAGGACGCATCCCCCACGCCAAGCCATTCCTCGCCATGCCAGACGATTGTGCCTTTGCCCGAATGCATCCGGACCTCCCCCGACGGCCAGTCGAGCCACAGCAGCATCACGGGGTGGAACGTCTCCCCCTCGATGGCCGACATGAGGGCTTCATCGACTTGCCGGCTTAGCTCCACGGATCAACCTCCACGAAACCGGCCGTCTCATCCTCAAACACCTCGAGAAAAGACCAGTCATAGAACCAATCAGAGTTGACCACACGGGGGGCTCTAGGGATGGATAGTGCCTCGAAGGCCGAGCTCTCTTGGGTGCCAATGTGAACCCGTCGGATGTTGGCGGGTCTCTCTCCCTCGATCTTGACTATGGCCACTCCTGAGGCATCCGAGATCACCGGGGCCATTATCATCCGAGTAACGGAGAGCTCTGGGTCTCCATAATAGATGGTTACGAACTGGCCCGGCATGGCTATGATCTGGCTGGGCGGTAGGCCGCTCACCTCGACCCAAGCGGGGATTGCTCCTGAGGGCGAGACACTAACAGCGGAGACTGGCGGTCCGTTGAACCAGCGAAGCTCCCCGCCAAGAGCTTGCCAACCCAGTGGGTCGGGGCCTGATCCCTGAAGCCACTCGAATGGTTCACTGTTAAGCACTCCGTCCGGAAACTCGGGCTCATCCGGGTTGAGCGGGAAGCTGTCCAGCCTGACGAGGTGTGTCCCACCTTCCAGAAGCCGCTTCAGGGCCTCCATGTAGCCCGCGCCCATAGTGGTCCCTGCCGATACGCTGATGGTCGCCACGCGGCGACGGCGCTGCGTCGTGGAGATGTAGCGACGGTTCGACCACAGCGACCGGGATTTCGCGACGGGCTGATCCACCGACCACTCGAAGCTGCGGAACCCGACCGGAGGCCAAGCATAGACGTTAACCATCGTGCCTATCTTCCACTCGGACGGTCACTTTTTCCGATGCTACTCGCAGCGCGGAGGCTTCAGGAGGCGCGGGAGCTTCCGCCTTCACCGTTACCTTCGGCCCCACGCGAACCCTCACTGATCGCTCACTTGCCAAGGTAGCGCCGCGTTCTGCGGTTCTGCGCGCCCACGGCGGAGACTGACTGGCCGACGATCTCTGGGGCCGCCGCGCGGACACTCTGACCGGAGATACGCTCGATCTTCTGATCCAGTGCCCCGGTCTGCGGGTCGAGGTAGGTGCGAACTTCCACCACCCCACCAGAGGATTGTTGAGCGCGCGGGACAAAGGGAAGGATCGTGCCGGACGTCTCGGGGATGAACATCTCCGGCCGCTTTTCGCCCACGACATAGGCCTTGCCAGCGTCGACAGGACCGCCATTCGCCCGAAACCCGCCGAACATGGAGCTGAGAATGGACCCCGCTGCACCAATGAAGCCAGAACCAGTCTTCTCGCCCGTCGCCATTCCCCAGAAATTCTGGAAGGCGCTGTCAGCCGCCATTTCAGCCAGTTGGGAAAGAACCTGCCCAAGGGCGTCCTTGAAAGAGGAGGCCCCAGTAACCAGGCTGGAGAACATCCCCCCAAAGGCATCCTCGATACGCCCAGCCTGATTGATCATCTCCTGTTGGGCATCCGCTGCTTCTTTCACGTTCTGAGCCGCTTCGGCGTAGTTCTGAGCCAAGCCGTGGACCTCTTCCTTGAGTCGGGGGGTTATCTTCAAGCCGGATTCCTGCGCAGCAGCGAGAAGATCGGCCTCCTTCTTTGCGGAGGACAGCGCGATCTCGTAGTCCCGGACTGAGCCGGAGAAGCCCTCGTAAACCTTCAACTCCGATGCTAGGGCCGCAGTCTCGTCCTTGATCCGCTGAACCTCTTTTTTATAGGACGAGGTAGAGGAACCGCCCTTGGGCTTGCCTGGCGGCTTATCGTCAAGAGTCTTGGCCGGGGTGTCCCTAACTAGATCCGCAGGAACGCCGCTAAGCGAATCAAATGGGGCTCCGAGGCGAGAGCCTGTCATCCCACCGCTCAGGGGCTTGGTGAACAAGTCCTTGAAGCTGGCGTTGATGCTGTCCATGTATTCGCGCGCCAAAGCCGCCTGATCCGCCGCGGCGTTCTGTGCCTCAACCCCGCCTGTCCGGTTCGTTTCCAGCGTGCCCCAGTTGCCTTCAATCGCGCCTCCCGTCATGGCGCTGAAGAATTGGCCCGTGGACTGGAGGAACGTGTTGATACGCGCCGCTGCGCCGTTCAGCATGCTGTCGAGCCCGGCGAGGATATCGGCCCATACGGTGGCAAAGGCAGCAGAAATCCCCATGCCGACGCCCATGATCATCTCGCCCATCAGGCTGAAGCCCTGCCCCACCCGTTGCGCGACCTCATTGGCGATGCCGACCAACTTCTCAAGGGCGGCGGAGAAGCTGCCAGTCTCGCGGGTGGCGTCGAGCAGGTAGTTGACCAATGTTCCGATGGCGAGCGTGAGAACCCCGACGCCGAGCGTGATGAGCACGGCCCGCAGGGAGATCATGGTGGCGAGGAACGCTATTGCCCCGCCATTCAAGCCCCACATGGCTGTGCCTGCAATGCCAAGCGCCGTGGCGAACGATCCGGCCCAAACCACAGCACCCTCAATGTTCTGCGAGAGCGACAGGATGCCGTCGGACAGCATCCCCGAAAGCCCGGTCATCCGGTCGAATTCACCTGCGAACATGGTGAACCGATCCTGAAGCACCTGGAGCGCCTGCCCGACGGTCGCCTGCGTCTTGCCGAAGCTGGCCGCCAGTTCGTCGGACTGCGAAAGGATCGCGTCGAAGAACACCTTCGCGGACAGCTTCCCGTCCAGCATCATCTGCCGCAGCTTGCCGATGGAGCCGTCAACACCGTCGATCCCGCGCGCCGCGGCCTGCATGATCGGGAAGGCCCCCTCAATGATGGAGTTGAACTCTTCTGCCCGGACCACACCACCGGCCAGAGCCTGCGAAAGCTGGAGCAGCGCCCCGGATGCCTGCTCCGCGCTGCCGCCCTGAAGCGCGAGCGCCGTGGAGATGTTCGTCACGAACTTCTCGACCTGTTCCCCAGACACGCCAAGTTCGTTGGCCGTCGTCGAGACCCGCTGAAACAGCGTCACGACGCTCTCAAGCGGGGTCCGGGTGCTGTTGGCGATCTCGGCCAGACGGTCGAGCTGGTCATTCACGCCCGACTGATCGTCCGCCACGACCTTCAGCAGGTTCGACATCTCAGTGTACTTGTCGATAGCCGAAACCAGCGTGCCGGCCGAGAAGGCCGTACCGAGCGCCGCCCCGAGGATCGCCCCAGCCTTCGCAGCACCACGCATCACCCCGTCAAGGGTTTTGGTGGACTGCTCCATCTTCTTGGTCTGCCGTTCGGCAAGCCCGGCCTCGCGCGCAACGTCACGCAGGCCATCCTTGGCCTCTTTGGCAAAGAGGAGCTTCACGGAAATACCGAGGCGCGCGAGATCGAACATCAGAACATCCTGTCGAAACGGTCTTTGGTCATCGGCTCCTTCTGGATGGAGCCTGTTTTTGCCGACTTCACGTGCCGCATAAACAACTGGTCCATTGCGCGGATCGCCCGGACAAAGGCCCGCTGATCGGGGCCGAAGTCATACCGGGCGAGAGATGAAGCCGGGATTGGCCCGACAGAGCCATGCCCCAACTGCCTGTCGTTCGAGACCTCGAAGAAAATCTCGAACCATTGCTCATATCCTTGGGGAGGCTCGACCGGCCAAAGGTGGTTCGGGATTGGCCGGCCGATCTTTTCGTATTCCAGCCGCTGATCTTCGGCCTTGTCGCCCCAGATGAGCGCCCATTCGAGGGCGCTTAGGAGTTTCCCTCGTCCTGCTCCGACATGAAGGACTGCGCGTCGACTTGATTGGAGGCCCACAGCACGGCGTCGGTGAACATCACGAAATCAGGGTCTGCGAAGATTTTCGCAGCCAGTTCCTGCGAGTATTCCAGAGGCTCCCCGCCATCTCCGATGTTGCGCCAGTCGAGCAGCACCACGCCGGCCAACACCTCCGCCACGATCCGCATCCGCGCAGCTTCCTTGATGGAGCCGTCCGCGTTGCGGTCCTTCCGTGGAGCCAGACGCTCAAGCCGCGAGCGATAGGCCAGAACCTTCGGAGACGCCCAACCCCGCACGAGGAATTCGGCATCTTCGAAGTTCGGAACGGCCTTCACCCATTGCCCCTCTTGGGCAATGGAGGTGTCCCGTTTGATCCCCCTCAAGTCCATAGTCTAGCCCCTTATGCTCGAACGATATTGCTGTTGATACTCAGAGTGGTCGACTGGTTGCGGATGGTGTTGGCCTCCCCGCCCTGCTCCTGCGCACCCATGACGAGGGCGGCGAAGTAGCGCCACGACCCGCCGTATTCCGCGGTGATAGTGCCGGTGCCGACCTCCGTAGTCTCGATGGCGGTGCCCCCCGGGGTGGTGGTCAGGGAGAAGGTGTCGTCGCTCAGAACGGTGTGGACGAAATACTCGACTTCGTTCTGAAGCGGGGCAGGAAGGGTGCCGGTCGAGAACAGCCGCACCGGCTGACCCACGATCATGCCGTGGTCGGTGAGCGTCACAACGCCCGGTGCAGCCACGGAAATGGTCGCTGCGGCCTGCTGCCGGTCGTTGAGGAGGATGCGGAAGGCGTAGTTGCGCTTGCTCTCCACAGCGAGGAGCAGCGCCTGCTGGCCCGGATCATCGGCCATGACCGCGAACGTGTTCTCCATCGAGCCGGCGTTCTTGGTGCCCTTCTGCTTGATGTCGCGGTCGCGGTTGATGAGCGACGTGGTGATCTCCTGCGCGGAGTCCCCGAAAGCGCCCATCGTCGACCAGCCGTCGATTTCCGTCCAGACCTGCGTGCCAAAGTCCGACACGATCATCGGGCGGATGGGGACCGTGATCTGACCGCCGATGTAGAGCCGACAACCGGCCACGGGAAATAATTCACCCATTTCTTGCTCCTTGATTGGCCATTGGCCGGGTTATGAGAGGGACTGCCAGCGGATACGGACGGGGGTTACCCACCACGAACGGTCCCGGAAGCCGTCACCCACGGCAGGCTCCTGCACCACGCGGACGGAGACGCCTTGAAACTGCATCCTGAAGTCGACGGGGAAGGCATTCGCTACCTGTCCGCCAAGTTCCTGCGAGGCCTCGTAGGCCATGTCCTCAAGCGGCGTGTAGATCAGCGCCTGAAACGTCCCGAGGCGGTTATGCTTGCGGTTGGGCGAAATCATGATCCGCTCTGGCTCCGGGGTGATGTTCATCACCTCCACCCATGACGTTCCAGCGACAGGCTCGACCACCTTACCCGGTAGGGCCAGCGCCGGCAGGCCCGGCACAGACTGAAGCTGCGCCTTGAGCGCCATGTAGATACAGACCGGGACGGTAGGCATCAGGGGAAAGCCTTCATCGCCTTGGCTGCGTTCTTGTTCACGAAGGCCGGGAATTGCAGCACCGCGCTTTCGACGAAGCCGTGCTTGGCCTCCTTGTAGGCGGCATAGTTGGCGGTGAACCCGAGGAATATCTCGTCCCTCAGGTTTGCCCCCATGATGACCGCGCTCACCGATCCCATGCTGAAGGCATAGCGTTTGCTCTTGTCGGGGTTGGCCTTGTCTGCACTCGGGAAGTCCTCAAGCGAGGCCTGCGCCGACGCCCGGAGAAAGCCCGTGTCGACCGGGAGCCGGCCGCCGTTCGAAACCGGCGTGGTCATCTCCCGGAACACGTCCTGCACAGAGGATTTCAGCACCGCTTCAAGCCGCTTTTCGTAGACCGCGATGCGCCGATTGATGTCGTCCTCGATGCCCATCAGCCGCGGCCCTCGAAATAATCGTATTCGATATACTGGATGCAGCGGCAGTTCGCGATTTCACTGGCCGGAGCGCCAAGGCTGCTGTCTCCGGGGCGCATCAACTGGTATCCGGTCGGAGTCGTGAACGGCGTCGTCATCCCCTGCACCTTCTGTCCGTGCATTGCGCCATGCGTGTCGCGGGTCCGCTTGTCCCGTGCCGCCGACCATTCACGGGTAACGAACTGCGGGCTGTTCCCTGACTTCTCCAATGCCTGCGCGAAGGCTTCCTCCTGCGCGGCATTGAGAGACGCCATGCTTTCGGTGCGAGCGATGACGTCGGCCCGAAGCTTCAGGTAGCTGTCGGACAGCCGTCCCGTCACCTTGTCGCGCAGTTCCTGATTTGCGGGTTTCCCGGACTGAATGAGTTTCATCACCTGCCGGTCGAGCCGCTTGTCGCGCCGCTTCAGGGTGAGATACCGCCGCAGAGCCTCCTCATCCCCGCTGGACAGCGCGTCACGGACCCAGTTCACCGTGCGGGCCTGCGGACCTGTGAGGCCGATCACCCCGCCCTGCCGCTTGCCGCCGACGACACGCCCCGCCATGTCCAGTGCGGTCGTGCGCGGGTTGTCGCCCCGCTCCATGCCGGAGGTCAGAACGTCGCGGATGGTCTGGCGCTGCTCTGGCACGAGGTTGCCCGTGATCAGTTCCGACGACTTGGTGTTGAGCCAGTCTTCCGCCCGCTCGTTACGGACATCGAACCGGACTACGATTGCCGAGCCATCCATATCGCGCACCTTGCCCATGAGCTTCATGGTTTCGGTCCCGACTGCCGAATAGTTTCCCCGGATTGCTTCCTCGAACGCCGCGAATGCCGCCCGGTCAACATCAACGGCATTCACCGCGGCCTCGATATCTCCCCTGTCCAGCGCCGCGATGACCTGCGCCAGAACGATCTCGTCGACCATGCCCTGGATGGAGGCGAGGAAAGCTGCCTCGATCCGCAGATCCCCGTCATCCATCAGCTTCTTCATGCTGCGGATGAACTTCTCGCGCGTTGCCATCAGGTTCTGACCACTGCCTGCATCGCAACCGTCGTCCCGGACGGAGGGATCGGAGAAACCTGCACCACGCCAAGACTTTTGCCGTCGATTACAATCCTGTCCCCGACGCTCACCGTCACATCCGGCACAGCGAAAATCACCAGAAGGTCGCCGACCAAGATATTCGTCCCGTCGACCAGAGCCTCCGGGACGCCGCGGACAACGGCATCCAGCGCAGCCGAGGTTTCCGAGGGAGGAACAGCCACCCACGGCTGCGCTGGATCAGGAGCGCCCGGCGTGACGATGTAAGCCGTCACAGTCCCTTGGGCGAATTCCGCGAGGAGGCCATCGGCCACCCCCTTCATCTCATCGTAGAAGCTCATCCGACAGCCATTATGAACGGGCCGGAGCCCATGTCTGCGGGGTTCAGGAATGGCGCCAGCAGCCCCTCGATATCGAGGAACAGCGGGCCTTGCCCTGCGACCGTTTCAGAGGTGTTCTCGAAATACTCGACCTCAACCGCGCCTTCGACCTTCTCGCGCTTGCGGCGGCCTTTGGCGGACGTGGCATAAGACAGCGATCCGGGTTCCAGCGCCTCAGCAACAGCCGCACGATAGGAGGCGTTGATGACCGACTGAGGGATTACGTCAGAGGGGATGGCCTGCCCATAGATCGTCACGGCGCCCACGCGAGGCCATGCGAGTTCCTGGTCCCATGACGCAGGCTGACCGACGAACCGGGGGCCGTACACTGCGTCGATATAGGCCGTGCCGCGCTGCCGCAGAACCGCCTCGTCGGCGCCGACTGGCAGCGTGTATCCGTAGGCCACCAGCCACTCGGAAAAGCCTTCATCGGTCCCGTAGGCGGCCATCACTGCTTCGCCTTCCGGGTGCGCTTGGGAGGGGTGGCAACCTTGACCTCGCCCTCAGCAGCGGCGACGACCTCATACCGGCCCGCCCATGCCTTCGGCTCCTCCGACATGTCGATCTCCGCGCCTACGGCGACCTCCCCCACGGCAGAGAAGATGCCGGGTTTGGTAATCCTGATCCGAACGGCCATTTTGCTCTCCCCAAGTGGCAGAGGGGGCCGTGAAGCCCCCTCCGATTGTCAGGCGTTGACCACGGTCGAGGCGAAGACCCCTGACTTGCCGTTCCAGTCGGAGCGGATATCCATGCCCATCGCGCCCATCACGAGGAACTGGTAGTTGTCCGTCGGGCGAAGGCGCGTCATGGCGGTCGTGTTGACGGCCATGCCGACCAGCGGGCGGATGTACTGCGCATTCGGCACGAACGCGAAGAACTCGTTCCCGGTCAGCTTGTAGGTCACTTCCACCTTCGCGATGCGGCGGTTGCCGGTCACGCGCTGGCCGATCTTGCCAGGGCCGTAGGAACCGCCAGCCGACAGCCAGATGCCCGTGTCGGCCTTGTCGAAGTTCCGGCCGATCTCCGGGGAGACGTAGAGGTTGACCGGAGCCAGCACCAGGTTGTCATCCAGCGCCTTGCCGAAGGCCCCGGTGATGAAGGCGTCGACCGCCTCGCCATCCGCCGTGGTCAGGTCTATGTTGGCGCCGCCCGCCGCCGTGCCGAGGTTGATCAGCTTGGTGTTGGGGTGGTTCTTGATGCCATAGGCCTTGTAGCCCTGCACGGAAATGTCGGCATCGCCATTCAGCGCATAGTCGGCCATGTCCTCGCGGACCTTGGCGGTGTGGGCCTCCTGGTCATCGGCCAGAGCGTCGAAGTTCTCCGACTGGAGGGTGTTCCATTCCCGCCATTCGCGACCAAAGGCCGACGAGAAGATCGGGACCGGGTTGCCCTCATAGTCGTAGGTCACCTTGTCCATCGGGACAGGCACCTGACCGGACATGGACCGAACCACCGTGCCGGCATCGGACGACTTGCGGGTCAGGTGGACCAGCTTGCCGATATGGACGGGCTTCGCGAGCGGGAGCAGGTCGGCCATGTAGGCCTGTCCCTCGTCGTCACGCATGACTCGGCGGGTGATGTTGTCGAAGTCCATCCACGCATCGCGCGGGAGGATCGCCGCGGCATTGCCGGAGAACTGAGCGAGGTTGTTTTCCACGTGGTGGAAGAACTCCCGCTCGATCCCGACTTCCTGCCACCATGCCGCATGGACGCGGGAGTTGGCGACGAGGTTCGAGGAGAAATAGCGCATCGTCGCTCTCCTTAGGCTGCGGTGACGTAGCCGTTGGCCGGGCGGACCCGAACCAGCTGCGACGACCCGGAGGTGTTGTTGTAGGCCTCGTCCGCGAAGGCCACGACCCGATCAGCGGCGGTGGCCGCCACGAGGAAGCCCGACGCGCCCGGCGCGAGCGGCATGTCCAGCGTCACGTTGACGCCGGTCGCCACGCGGGCATTGAAGAACTGCTCGTCTAGCATCTCCAGTCCGATGCAAGTGTCACCAGCGGCGTAAGCGGTATCGACGCCCTGCATCGCTAGGTAATTGTCCTGCGCGATGTAGACCTTGCCAGCGGTCGCGGCGGTCGCGAGCGCGAAGGTGCCGGTCGAGGCGACGACGATGCAGCCCGGGAGGATCGCGGCGGCGGCCGGAAGCTCACGGACTTGCGGCAGGGTCTCCGTCACCGGACCTGCGTAGATTTTCCCATAGCGCGGCATCAGTCGCCCTCCGGTGCCTTGAACCCGGCACCGGCCGCGTTCGGTTTGAAGTTACCGGCGAACATGCCCGCGGCATTGCCGGTGCGGGTCTTCTGGCGACGGAGCGCGTCGAGCGACAGTTCTTCCGCCGCCTCCTTGTCCATCACGCCAGCGTTGACGACGGCTTCGACCAGCGCGGCCTTTTCCTCGTCATCCTTGGCGTTCTGCGCGTTGGTCGCAGCGGCCTGCGCGTCGATCAGAGGCTTCATGGCATTGGCCACGGCTTCGCCGATGGTCGTCCCAAGCATGGCCTGCTGGTCGGAAAGGGCTTTCGAGAGGGACTTCACCTCCCCCGAAAGCTCGTCGAACTGTTCTTTCGAGACAGTCATGTCCATCTCCTGATTGGTTGCGGATTCCCCGGTCTTTTCAGGTTTCACCCCGACCGCTTCGAGGATTGCGGCCTTGATCCGTTCGATGAGGGGAGCACGCTCCAGCTTATCGACGGCCCGGGCGGCGTATTCCGCGGCCCAGTCGAGTTCGCGTTCGGCTTCATCCAGCGCCGAGTTCACGACCTCAATTTCGTTGCCGTCCTTGTCGGCGGCCTTGTTGACCATCATGCCCACACCCTGCTCAGGGGTGGCGGCACCCGCCTCGTCGAGCAGGATTGCGTCGTGGTCGAAGAACATGTTCCGGGCAATGTACTTGTAACCCGCGCCTGTCGGTGCGTTCTCCAGTTCCAGCAAGAGCCCGGTGGACGTGTGGATCGCCTCGCCGTTCTCGATGGCCTTCAGCAAGGCCTTCCCTGGCTCCGTGCGGCCCGCAAACTCGACGTCGATCACCTTGTCGAGGAACACCCGGCCATTGGCCCGGCGCACGTTTTCATTGTAGGCCCCTATTCCGTTCCGGATGACGGCTTCGGTGTGGGAGGCGGAGACGAACTGCCCGTCGAGCGTGGGATGGCCAAGGGGAGCGGGGGTTTGGTCGAGCGTCGCATAGCCCTTTTCGATCTCCTCTGCCGGATACATGATCCCGTTCATGACCGCGCCGTCGGGAAGCGTCGCGGACGGGACGATGATCTTGTCACGCCCGCCGCGCTTCTCGCGACGAATGGCCGACGTGTTGGCCGTGGCCTTGATGTTGACGCGAACCGTCTTCATTCGACTTCCTCATCCTGAAGACCGGAAGCCGCGTCGGCCTCCTCGTCCGTTTCTGTTTCGATGGGAGCTGCGAGAGCTTCGTACCCAGCGGCGGCGCGGATTTCGTCGACTTCGAACACAAGCTCACCTGCGGCGTAGGCCTGCGAATTGATCGCCGCCATCTTCGTTGCATTCTCCAGCTTCTCGGATGGGCTGCTTTCCGTGAGCGGCGTCCAATCAACGAACCAGTCGCGCTCCGGCAGCGCGCCGAACTGCACGAGCCGCCGCACAATGGCCATGATGTTCGGGACCGTGACGTTGGCCCTGCGGGACATGCAGGTCTCATCCCATTCCGCGGAATCTTCCGTCGATGCCCGCTCGCCAGTCTGGTTCCCGACGAGGATTTTCAGCGGAATGTTGATGGACGCCGCGAAGCTCTGGAGGGCGACGTTGTAGAATGGGCCCGGGTCCGGCAGCGTGACAGGGAGCGTGTCGACCGACATGCCCTTGACCACGAATGTGCTGTCGAAGCCGCGATTGAAGTCTTCCACCACGTCGTTGAGCTTGTCGGCGACTTCCTCCGGACCATTCACTCCGAGGCCGGTGGCGATGCTGCGAAGGTCGGCCTCCGGCTCGATGGTGATGATCGGGGCGTTCTTGGCGTTCTTCCAGAAACCCTCGCCCCCTGCCCCGGAGACCTTCTCCAGCGTGAGCAGGTCGTTGTATCCCGCCTGGAGCATGGAATCGCAGAACATCGTTGCGTCGTCCGACCACACGATGATCCGGTCAGGGTGAATCGTGACAGACCGCGGCTTTGCGTTGTTCGAGATGGCCGACTCGTTGAATTGGTAGGACAGCGGCTTGCCGTAGTCCGGGCTCATCGGGTCTTCGTTCCACGCCGCGACGGTGAGTTGCCCGCTCCACGCAGGGATAACCTCCACAAGGCTCTCGATTGACCCGACGCGCTGAACCGGCTGATCGAACGACCGACCATCTGCAATGCGGAGGATCAGCCCTGCAAACCCTCCCACAAGCGCCCGGCGCTCCACCTCGGCCATCATCTGCCACGCGCGGATCGCATCGAAATGGCGGCGGATTTGCTCCTCGATGGCCGTTTCTTCGTGACTGTCCTCCGGCTGCGCCTCCAACAGGAACGGGTTGGACTGCCAAACCCGAGAAACGGTCTTCGCCACACCGGCCCGAGCGATGCCGTTGCGGCTGTAGATCGTGTGGTAGTGCGCGAAGGTCAGCGTTTCAGGATAGCCGAAGTCGGCGTAGAAATTGTGCTTCGTCCCTTGCGCCAGCATTGGGAATAGCGCCGCGAGCCGGCCAACCGAGTTGGCGACGATCCTCTGCATGATGGACATGTGTTCAGTCCTCGCGGGGCGCAGTTGGCATGACCGCCGTGCGAACCGTTGCCGGCGTGTAGTTTGCGGGCCTGCGCTCGGGGGAGCGTCGCCACGGCCCGCATCGGCCGCAAACGCATTCGAGACGCCAGCGCGGGCTGAATACTCCGTGGCGCTCCCAATACATGATGTCACCGCACTCGCATTCTTGAGTCACGGAGATGAGCGGACGAGCGGTCATCAGCGGTGCCTTTTCCTCAGGAGGACAGCAGCCTCCCCTTGGTCTGCCAGCATCAGTTCGGTCAGCGCCCAGACGAGGGCGTCCGCCCGGTCAGGCGAGCCTGACCCCTGCCAGCCAGACGTGGTGAACGCTGCCATCTGGTCTTCCAGTTCCGGGAACGCCCCGACATGATGCGCGACAGCCGGCTTGTTTTCCCGCGCCTCGTAGAGCGCCGCCACAGGCTCAGCCCTGACGTGCTTACCGCGAGAAGCGTTGACCAACTTCACCTTGGCGCGCGGATCAGCGGTGCGGATGGTGCTCTCCACCATTGCCCCGCCGTAGTTGCCCTCCGCGATGATCAGGTCGGCGCCGTGCTTGTGATACATCTCCACGGCCCTTGCCCCCCACCCAGCGGGTGAGAGGCGACACGTGGCGTCCTCGATGAGGTAGGCATGTCCGTCGATGCCTTTACCCACGACGACGATGCCTTGACTGTCTCCGCCTGCTCCGTCCGATCCGCTCGGGTCGATCGCGACGACTATCCGCGTCAGTTGCGGCGCTGCGTCCACCCGACAAGCGTCGATGCGATCCACGGGCCAGAGCGTGCCCGGAACCTCCGACAGGTATTTCCCCTCAAGGAACCGCTGCCGATGCCGCTCTGGCATCTGAGCCAGTTCCTCAAGGTAGGCATCCGGCAGATGCGGGTTCGACGTAGGGTTCAGTTGCACCCACGTCCGCGATCCGGGCGGGAACGGCATCCGGTTATCCGGCCTCACGCCCTCCACGAACTCGCGGTATGTCCAATGGCTCCTGCCCGTTGGGTTTAGGTCGTAGTAGGCCTTGAGCGCCAGAGGCCTGCCGTTCACCTTCTGGACGTTCTGCGCCAGCCGGGTGCGCAGAGTCAGCACCGTCTCATATGCGACCTGCGACGCCTCGTTGACGTAGACGGTCGCATATTCCTTGCCGAGGATTTTCTCGACCCGCTCCTTGTCGTCCAGCCCACCGAACCAGACTTCCGCCCCGTTGTCGAACCTGACGAACTGATCCTGCCGGTTCACGGTGTACGGCACGCCGGGGAATGCCATGCGCATCACCGACGGCCACGTGTCCATCATGACCGCCTGCCGCACGTCGATGTTGTGCAGTCGGGCGATCAGGTGCCGACTGTCCGGGGCCGATAGAGCACGAATCGCGATGCAGTAGCAGAAGCCGAACGTCTTTCCGCTGCGCGATCCACCATAGGCCAGGATGTGCCGTGCCGCCGATGCCGCCGCGTTCCGTAGCTCACCCTGCTTGTCGGTGAGCCTAAAGGTCTGCGTCATTTCCGCTGATGTTGACCGTCACGCCGCCGGAATGCTCAACCTGATCCTTGAAGGCCCCGACGCTCACATGCTTCCCGATCAACTCGATCCGCTTGATCCGGTCTGACAGCTTGACCTTTACCGTCTGCCCCACCTTCACGCCCTCCACGATCTCCTCGTGGACATCGACGCCGGCAACCAGACCCTGCCTCCAGATCAGCGGCCAATCCTTCACCGGCTTGATCGCCCCGGCTTCGTCGAGAATGTCGGCAAGGTCCGCAGTGGCCTCGTCAGACAGCCGCGACAACACCCAATCGGCGTCGACCTGCACTCGCTTGACCCTTTCCGCCTGAGCGGCCTCGATTGCCAACATCACTCCAACATTTTCCAACAGGCGTGGGCCTTGCGTTGTTGGGTGTGCGTAGCCTGCTCTTATGGCCGCCTGCGTGGCATTCAGGTCTTTCAGGTACTCCGCGACGAACAACGCCTGCTTGGGCGTCAGCTTGCCCGGCCCCTTATCCGGGTCAGCCATATGCGATCTCCATGGTTCTGTCCCCCGTCGTCCCACCTTCACGCTCTACAACGGTCAGGGTCTGCCACCCCATGTTGACCGGCTCCGGCTACGTGTTGACCCTTGAGGGCAGGATGGGCTCTTGCGGCTGACGGGGGATGGCCGAGAAAGGAGGCCGGAGCGTGAAATTGTGCCCGGATGCCGCAGCTTCCGTTCCGTCCGGGCAGCGAAACCTCATAACCGATCAGCGGCGTTCGTTCCCCCTTGGTGGCGGGGACAAGGCTCACCGGGAAAGGACAACCGGGAGCAACGGGAAATGCAAACGGGGCTGGCCTCTAGGCACAACCCCGCGCGATGATACGAGAGTGGGATATATCGCCTTACTTGTCAAGCACTAGCTGCTTGTCCCTGCCGCGATACACCATACTGTTGCCTGACATACCATCTGCCACGCAGCGCAGTGCCGATACAAGCCCTGACCCATCGGTCGTGGGCATGTCGTCAATCACACACCGGAGGGCGATGGATGCTGAGGCCCCATCCGTCCAGCCGAGCCACCCCTGCAACTGCATCCATGCTGTCACGGCATCCCGGCTCTTGTCCTCGTCCGTCCTATCATCGGGCGGCGGAGTATCTGCATCCGCCTCCATTGCCTCGATAGGCAGGAGCAGCCGCAAGGACTGCGCGTGGCGGTTTGGCGCACCACAGGCCCTGTCATAGGCGGCCTGCACCCGGCGCATGTGCTGGATCGCATCCCAAAGCGTGGATCGCGCCCGATGCCCTCTGGTGGCGGCCGCCATGACCTTCCCTGCCTCACAGCCCCACCAAGGGGACCGGGCATCGCGGATGGCCTCTGCGGTCGGCTTGGCCCCCATCTGGCCGCAGCGAACCATGAGGGCATTGCGGGCCGGGTCTCGTTCCGCCGTCGTGCGGTGCATGTGTCCGTCCCTCTCTCGTTTCGGCGTTGGCGCGATTGCAGGGATGCCCGCGGCTTGTGCAGCAGCGGCCAGCTTGATGCGGCGTTCCTTGGCTCGCCGGCGGGCGGCTGCGCGATCCGTCTTGCTCATTGGCTGGCCTCCTGTGCTTGGTATGCGCGGAGGATGGCCAGCAGCCATGCTCGGGCGGGCTGATCTGGCAATTCCATGTCCACGCGCTCAGACGGCCGCCACTCATCGCCGGGGCAACGCCACGCAATCAGAGATACGCCTCCCGCGACAAGCGCTTGAGGTGCTCCGCTCTCAATCCATATTCCCGCGACGATCATTCCCCACGCCACAACCAGCCAAAGGCCGGTCCAGAAGCTGATGGCCTTGTCACTCGTCATCGTCGGTCTCCTGCTCGGGGTGGTTCACGGTGTAGTTGAGGCGCTGGGTTTCGGCGCGGCGCGGCGGCTGGTTACGCTTCTGCCGATCGATGCGCCTCGCCTTGCGGTCGCGTTCGCGCTGCTGCTTGTCGGGGGTGTGGTGGGTCATGCTATAGCTACCTGCGCCATAGGAAGGCGGCTGAGGGGCCACTTGGACGCAATCAGCAATTGATGCTCTGTTTCCGCCAGAACATCGCAACCGCTGGCATCCACGACACCAAACCCTTGAGTTATCAGCCTCGATAGCTCCATCGGGCTGAACCACTTGCCCAGTCCATCCATTCCACGGACGGCACAACCGATGTGAAGGCCAGCTCCGTGTGCCCCAGAGACGATTTTTCGGAAGTCATGCACATCATCGTAAATGGGTGGGAGCTGCGATGTTCGCCACGCATCCACCCATTTAGAGGCGCAGCCCGGCCTCCACGGTCCACGGCCTGTCCTGTCCTGGATGCGCAGGATCGCTCTGGAGTCCATCACGCGCCCTCCTTGCTGTCCTGAGAGGGGGGAGCGGGGATAGGCATCCACGCCATGGTGCACCGATGGGCGTATCTGCCGTCATCGCCAAGCCATGGGTACAAATCGCATCGTCCGGGGCTCCACCGCACCACAATCGGCCTGGCGTCATCTGTGCTGAAGCCAAACCACACGACGACCCATGTCCCGTCCCTCGGCGCTGTCGCGATGGGCTGCCACTTCGGCATCCCCTCCTGCCGGGCCTGCGCGATGCGGCGCTCAAGCATGGCGTTGCTGATCTCGATGATGTCGGTCATTCTGCGGCCTCCAGGTGTGGGATTGCATCGACAGCGGCGATCCTCTCGCCAATCCATTCCGCGCAGTTCACCGCCCACGAATTGCCGAGGGCCTTGTATCGCGGGCCATCAGGGCATTGGGACGCTGGCTTTCCGCGCCACGGTATGGCTGTGAAGTCATCGGGGAAGCCTTGCAGTCGCTCGCACTCGCGGGGGGTCAGGCGGCGGACGGCCCATGGCATTGCCAGATGCGGCGGGAATGTCGAGGCTGGAAGCGTGTGGTGGACCCACGGGTTAGGGATGGAGCGATTGGTCTTGCTGGTGATCTGGTTGAGATCGAACGCCACCGCTGGTGTCTTGCTCTTGTCCAGCGTTGGAGAATAGCCGAACGAAACTCCGTCGCCCTGCGTGGCGCTGTTCTGCGCACCAAAAGCAACCGGGACTAGCGGCGTCCCTCTCCCAGTGCCGTCCTCACTGGCGTCGAAGGCCACCGCCTGCGGCACGGTGCGGGCCTCGAGGGTGTAGCTTGCGCCGTCTTGGCGGAACCCCGCGCCATCCGGTCCCGCGTCGGGGTTCTCGCTGACAGCCCGTTCTTGGATCGCGAAAGCCACAGCACCGACACCAAACCCGCCCCGACCGCCATTCGGCGTCAGAATGGCATTCGCCGAACCGTCTTGCCGAAATTCGAGGTTCGATCCATCAGCCCGGCCGCGCTCCATCAAAACGAATGGCTGTTCGACCGGGATTATCGGCGTTCCTCGCCCTGTCCCGTCCTCACTGGCGTCGAAGCCTTCGCCGCGCAGGGCATGGGCTACAGCGATCAGCGTTTCCGTTTCCGCGTCCAGGCTGTTCTGAGCGCTGGCCGTCAAGCAGTATCCAACGCTGCCGGAATTGGCGGCGATCAGCCCTCCGTCGCAGTCGAAATCCGTTCCGAGGCCGCCGCCTCCAAGGCTGCGCGCAGGGATGGTGGGAGCCGCTTTCCCCGCTTCTCTGCGCGGCGCAGGATGCCCTGACAGGCTTTCGCGGTCAAAAAGTACCAATGCGGCACGTCGCCAGTCTCCAAGATATCCGACAAGCCACACACGACGTCTGCGTTGCGGGACAGCGAACGGGAAGCGGTGTGTTCTGACGTGCTGAGCGTCCAGAACCCGGTAGGCGAACCCATACCCGAGCTCGCCCAGCATCCCGAGGAAGGCTCCAAAGTCCCGTCCTCCGTTGCTTGACAGGACGCCGGGGACGTTCTCCCAAACCAGCCAGCGGGGCCGATACCGGCCTGCAATGGCACCAAAGGTGAGCATGAGGTTCCCGCGAGGGTCAGCCAGTCCCTTGCGCAGTCCAGCAACGGAGAACGATTGGCAGGGGGTTCCTCCGCAAAGAAGGTCAATTGGTTCATCTGGCCATTCCTCGAAACGGGTCATGTCGCCGTAGTTCGGCACGGTTGGGTAGTGGTGAGCGAGCACGGCGGACGGGAACGGCTCGATTTCGCTGAACGCAACGGGCTGCCATCGGAGCGGATGCCACGCTTGCGTTGCGGCCTCGATGCCGGAGCAGACGCTGAGATACCTCATTCGCCATAGCTCCCGATAGCGCCGTTGCTCTCTCCCTCGATCTGGGTGACGTAGGAGGCGCGGATGTCTTTTGCGCTGAGCCGTGCTATGGCCGCCTTAACGCGTGATGGCTCTACGCCCGCGCAATGGCATGTCTCCGTGAAATCCGGGGTCAGAGACCAGAGAAGCGCTCTGTCGCGATGCAGCGCCGGGGATTTGTGATACTCCGAGTCGCCGCTGGTGCCAGCGATATCCCTGAGAGCCTGGATTAGTACTGCGGCCCACATGGCGCGCTCTCCGCTGTGGATGGTCATGTCATTCCACCCTCCGGGCAGCGGTGAAGCTGGCCATGATCTCGTCAGCGCGGCGGCGCTTCTCGGCAAGATCGTCCTCAGACAGCGGCGCGGCCTCCGGCTCCGACGGCTGAGACGCCCGGAATCGCGCGATCTCGTCGGCGCGGTGCGACAGGATCACGTCACGGATATCGCCCGGCTTCGGCTTCCTCGCGCAATCCGGACCAGCCAGATAATCACGGCATGCGCGGCGGATTTCGTCCGGGGCGAAGTTCTGGAGCGCGTCCATCCAGTCGGCGAGGATTTCGGCCTTGACCAGATCGGACGGGCGGTTCTGCCAGTATCCGTCCAGCAGCGCCTCGACGCGGATCGCAATCCAAGCGCGGTGCTTATCGCAATCCGACGGCGAGAGAGATTGCGCGTAGAGACGGATCGTCGGCGGGAGATTGGCGGGAAGGACGGCCAGCCGGGTGCCGGTTGTCATAGTTGCCCTCCATGAGCTTGGTGAAATTTGATTTCTTGGTGATCCAGTCGAAGCAGAAGCCGTTGAACGGCTTGTCTGTGCGACCGCAGAGGAAATCGCTGTCCTCGGCGCGCTTCATGGCGACGAGCCAACCCTCAACCCCACCGACGGATCGCATTCTGGCTTGAAGGGCCTTACGGCGCTCTGAGGTAAACTCTTTGGCTATCGGCCAGCCAGACCGAGAAGCTGCCGCGTTGTAGGCCGAGAAGCACGCCGCCAAGTCGTCAATCGGTAGCGGCAGAAGCCCTGTTTCGCCCGATGACCGGGAACCTTTAGGTTCCTCTTTCTTAATATCTGGTTCTGACTTCTGACTATGCTCTGGCAAATCAGTGGCGTTTGCTACTGGTGTATTGCTTGTTTTCAATGCCTTGGCGCGTCCACCCTTCTCGCCAGATACGCTCCGTTTCTCGGATATCGAAACTGCTTTTTGGTGCTCCCGATCCAGCCTCTTGTTGCCGATCTTGTCGCCGTCAACGAAGAAAAAATGGCCTATTGCACCCCAGATCAGGTGCCAGCGGCGTGGCGATACTCTGGCAATGCGCGCCAGCTTTGCAGGGTCGTTCGGTAGGCGCGCGTCGTGCCTCCACATCGTCAGCAGCAGCAGGAGATACGCCCCATGCTGCTCGGTCGTCAGGTCAAGCGTGTCGGCCAGATAGTCGCCAACGTATAGCTGGAGAAACGGCGTGGCGCTCATTGCATCACCTTTTGGGCGGCAATGCGTGCGTCACGATCCAACCGGCGGCGCAGAACTTTCTCTTTCCAGCGTTCAAGCGCCGGGCTCAGTTCCGCAGCGTTCAGCTCTCCAAAAGCCGCCGAAATCTCATACGGATGAGCGTCAAGCTCGTCCGACAGTATGACAACCGTGTCTTCTCCGAGCACTAGCGGCTCAATGACCGGGACACATCCCGGCTTGAACTCATCCAGCCATTCCCGCACGAGTTCGTCATGGATGGAATCCAGCATGTCGCGGACGAACGACACATCGGCAGCGAAGAATTCCCTGCCGAGGCCCACCCGTCTATCCGAGAGCGCGGAGTGCATCGTTCGCTCAAGCTCAGAACAATCCGGCGTGAACTGATAGTGCTCCACCACGAATGGCGTCGGAACGCCCGTCTGGTAGAGCTCCTGCGCCCTGCCCTCGACCGTTCGCGTGGTCTTCCCGATCTTCACGAGACCGGGCATCGACGGGTTGCTGAGGATGTAGACGTAACCTTTGTTCATCAGTAACCCCACTCGCTGAGAGCCGCCTTTGCATCGTCGGCAGAGCGCACGACGGCAAAGCGGTAGCCCATGCCCTCCGCGTGATCGCGGAAGGTCTTCTGGTGACCGGTGAGCGTGCCGCCTTCGGCTTTGACCTCGAAGAACATCACATCTTCCGGTGCGAAGACGACGAGATCGGGGAAGCCGGGGACCATGCCCATATTCTTGTGCTTGGCGATCTGGCGGGCGATTGCCGCGCCGGACATGCCGAACTCGTTCGGGCTGTGGTGGACGATTGCGTCAGGCACGCGGTCGCGCAGCACGCGCAGCACGTCCCTGTGAATCGGCCCTTCGCGATCTGTCCAACCTGGCATCACTTGCCCCTCAGCAGTTCGTTGGTGACTTCCCGCAGGCGGGCGTCAATCGCCCCGACCCGCTTGTGCTGGCGGACGGCTTTCGCGCGGGCTTCGATCAGGCTCTCGCGCTCCGACACCAGTTGCTGCCGCCATGCGCTGTTCGGCAACGGCGCGGTGGTCTCGGCAGACCCACAGGTATCCGCGTCTCCCATCAGGGAGCGCATTGCGAGGCCCCGGAAGTCGGAAGCCAAACGGCGCAGGTATCGAGGAGCAGACAGCACAGGCATGGCTCACCCCAGCAGCGGATGAACAAGCGTCAACCCTGCCTCCGACGCGGCATAATCGCGGTCCAGCCGGCGGAGCTTGCCCTGCACCGCTCCCTTGGATTTCCCCATGGCGCGGGCGATGGCCCCGAGGGAATATCCCTCGTCCCGGAATTGCAGGGCGGTCAGTATCTCATGGTCATACCAGTCGCGGGGGGGCTTCATTCCGATACCTCCAAGCGACGCCGCTCAATTTCTCTACCTAAAAACTTTTGTAGTGAGGTCAGCTTGTTAGCTGCCTCTGCGGGCATGAATGCTATGCCTGCGAAAATAAGGATCAATGCGGTCACTGCCGCCCGTGATAGCCTGAGCACGTGGATCATGGCTGCCTTTCTACGAAGTCGAGCCACGCCCTGCCCGCCAGAGTGGTCTTGTCCCCGAGCGGCTTGTGAAGACCCTCCCACCAGTTGCAGGCGGTTTGATAGGTCACACCGAAGGCCACCGAGACCTCTTCGGGGCGAGCGTAGTTTTGCTGGAGAAAGCGCGCCCAATAGTCCGCAAGGCAGGCGCGCAAGATGGTAGGGTTAAGAACTTTTGGATGGGACTTTTGCATGGGGGAGGCTCCATAAGGGTCAAGTGCGAGTTGACCAGAACGGTGCGAGTGGGGACGGCGAATGATCGGTTCAGGATTCATTCGCCGCCTCTGCTTTCATGGGTTTGGCCCACGAGGCCGCGAGAACAGCGCCGTCTGTGGCGCGCTCGATGGCAAAGGCCATCTTGAGGCTCGGCGTCTTAAGCTCTTTGCAAAGCTCGTTGATGTAGCTCGGCGACGCCCCAACGGCGCGCGCGATCTCTCGCTGCGTCTTTCCGTGATCTCGGAGATATGTGGAGAGGGTTTGCATGCGCTTAAGTTTGCACATAGCGAACCTCCTGTCCAGCAAAAGTTCGCAATAGGCGATTAGGCAAGTCGCCAAGAAGATGGCATCAAGCGAACATGAAGTTGCGCATCCGAGAGCTTAGAAAAGAACGGGGATGGACCGGCCAGTACCTGGCCGATCTCGTCGGTATAACCAAAGGTTACGTCAGCGAGCTGGAGAACGGGAAGAAGGCCCCCGGCGGCATGCTACTCTTCCGCTTGGCGCGCGCGTTCAACTGCGATGTGCCAGACCTGTTTGACGGATCGCCAGAGGATCGAGACGCCGCGGAGCTAGACGCCCACCTTGCTGTCATGAAGGACCTGTCTCCGGAGGACCGCCGGACGATTGAGCGCGCCGCGCTTGGCCTTCTAGGCAAGACCGGATGAGGTGGAAGATGGCCCTCCTCTGCTCCACGGTCAGGTTCTCAAGTACTTCCCGGAACTCACCTTCACTCACTCGTCACTCTCCCCTTGAACTGCCCCACGAAACGGAGGCTTTGCCTTGACACTCGAAGAACGGGTTGCGGACCTGGAGGAGGAGGCCGCTCGACTGCGGGGTGAGCTGTCGCAGACCAAGAAGTGGATGAGCCTTATGTATACCGACATGCTCAAGCTCCAGTTCGCCGCCGCAAAGGCCATCAAGGGCGACAGGGACGCTGCGAACGCCATCTTCCGTGAAGTCGAACGCAATGCGCATCTCCTTGCCACGGGGAACGCCGATGACTGACGACAATGTCCGCCCCCTCTTTCCTGCCCCTCCGACAAATTCTTTGCGCCCCGCCCCTCCCGCCCCATATGGTGGAGACGGAGGTGACGGCATGGATCGGGTGCAGGCTCTCGAAAAGCGCATGGAGCGTGTCGAAGACAAGCTCGACGCGCTAGGGAACCGTCTCTCGAAGATGGAGGGCGAAATTTCGCGCCTGCCCGGCTATCCCGGCCTTTTCGTGATATGCGCATCGCTTGTTGGCGTTGTCGGCCTGTTAGTCCGGTTTCTGTAG